AGTCATTGTCAAATGCAATATCAAACCTAAGTGCTGTAATATCTTCACCTACATCATCTAAGGTAACTTCCATTTCCAAGACTTTATCTCTCCAACTATCAAAGTTGTTATTATCAAAAGCTTGATTATTTGTGTCTTGTGCTAAAAAATCATCTAAATCTTGAGTAACTGAATCTTTCCACCAAGTTTGTGGTGAATCCCAATTACCTAATTGTTTTACTCGTATGATTGGGGATTGTCCAAAGACAAGTCCAAGCATAACCGCTGATATAACCATTCTTTTCATAAAATGAAACATTGTTTTCTCCATTGAATTTATGTCATTAATAAATATAAGATTAGTAAAGATTATACATCAAAACGAACTACGAAGGTAGTATTGAAATCGTCTGATAATTTGACTGGTTTTCCAAGTTTTCCGTGAACCAATAGTTCACCATTTTCACCATATAAACCAATATCAGTTACATAAGGTCTAAATGTTGATTCAGTTACAAATCCTAAAGACTCTGTTGCTGCATTGTAGAATTTTGCATAACTACCTGTTCCGTGTCCACTCGGTTTATCACTTGGTGGAAAGTAATTTGACATACTAACAGCACCCTCTGTTATGGTTTGACTACCACTACGACCTGGTGTTAAACTGATATTTGTTGATGTGTTAAATTCAGATGGTTGGACTTTCACACGATACTCATATTCATAATGAGTTTGTGTTGATTTATATTTTAATGTCCAACTTGAAATGTCTGTTGTGTATGAACCAGTATCGGTTAGTGCTATTAATCCCTGTTCGTAAAAAATATTACCAACATCAGAACCACTACCTTTAGCATTAACTCCCTGACTTCTATCAAATGAACTTGACTTGAATGCTGCAAAACTTGCTGAATAAGCGTTGTCATATAAAGTTCCTTCTGAATCATCTCTGATTTCAAAAAGTTGACCACCTATCGTAACATCTAATTCAATACTACCTGGTTTAACTTTCTCACCAATTACATCTCTTGCAATACTAACGATAGATGCTGATGTATGTAATTCTCTATGAGCTGAACCTGTATTGATATATACTTTTCCGTGTTTGGAATAATATAATTGATGTAACATTGCGTATGAAGGATATGCGAAATAATTAGTCGTGATGACACCTGATGTGATTGGTGTAACTACATCAGAACCACTTACATAATTGTATCTTGAACCTGAACGGGCTTTTATTAGGAATATACCACTTCCACTATCATTATTATTAAATGAAAAGTTTTTAAAAGTCTTGAATGACTTTTTAGATATATCATCTGGTGAAAGATTTTTGAACATTAGTTTGTCCTAAAAATCAAGTTTCACTTTTATAATAGCTTCCCTTGAATATGATTTTAATATTGGTTTTGATAACTTAGCAATCGCCAATAATTCATTTGCATCATTGTAAAGACCAACCTGTGTAATAAAAGTTTTAGGGTCTTTATAGAAAGTAGCTTGTGTTAATGAACCATCAGATTGTGTAGCATAAGTTGGATTAGTACTGAAATTAAAGTCTCTGTTGTTTACACGAACAAAGTAATTTGTTGAACTAATTTCTTCTTCTCTACGAGCTTGGAAACTTGCACCCTGAACTATTGAATTGAATAGTTCCTGTGGATTATTATCAAATGTATCTGTGTTACGTGTTGTTGAAATATCTGCAACATCATCGTCCAGTTTTCTTGCATTTAACAATATGATTCCTAAGTCTGGATAGAATAATCCATATGCACCATCTCCACCCTCTGAAGATGCAGCTGTTTCTACACCATTAGTGATAGAACCACTAACAATATTGAATACTCTTCCTCCCTCATTTACGGTTGGATTGTTTGAAGCACCACTATCATCAATTAATCTGACGACATTAGTACCACCATCTAAATTTAGTTGCCAATTACCTGGGTCAATCTTTTCTCTTTGTCTTGCTCTTTGGAACGAGATAAAGTAAAAGTCATCTTTTGATACTGTACTTCCAGCTGTAAACTCAACATTAGTAGAGTTTGGTGGTAATAATAAGTTTCTAAATTGTCTGTAAAGTGCAGCTGATTGTCTACCACCTGTTGTTAATTTAGTTGTATTACCTGCTGAACCACTTCCTGCAATGTGAGCATATCCTAATGAGAATTGAACTTCTGCAGAACCTGAAAGATTTGGGTCTTCTTGATAAATATCTAAGAATGAACCTGTTATGTTTCCATTAGCTGATTGAGTAAAAAATGAAGTAAGGGTCGACGCACCTGCACTCCATAAACCACTTGATATTATTGTTCTTTGATTTTCAACTACATCGTTTTGTCTATTGAATCTTTGAAATGCCATTATCTACTCCTTAAACTTTACTTGGGTCAGCCTGAACTGAAACTGATATGGTGAATTGTGCACCCGTTTGGTTTCCTGTTACTGACAAGTTTGTATTTGTTAATGTTGTTAAAGACCTTGAAATTACTCTACAAGATTTACCTACAAGAGTAATAGAACGCTTTCTTTCCTGTTCATTTAAGAATATTGGTGTTGTAGCTTCTTGTATTGGTCCTGGACCTGGATTTACTGAAACTATTTGTCCACCTGGACCTACTTCTGGAAGTCTTCTTTTAGCAGGTCTTCCTGAACCAACTACCGTTAGATTTGCAACATCTGCATTAAATAATGTAAATGTGTAATCTATATCTCCACCATTTCTTGTGTTTGGTGTTACGGTCTGTGTAATACCAGCACCTTTAAAATTCAATGAAGGTGAAGGTAATTCCAATATAGGAAGTTTTGATGTTTCCTTTGGAAGTGTTGTTAATTTATATCTCATTAGCTGATTTTCATCTACGAACGCCTCTAATAAAGGCATATTTTCAATTACTGCTCCATAATAGTTTGAACCATTTGGATGTGCAGTATCCCATAGATTATAATCTACTTCATCATCTGCTAATGCAAATTTTGTAATTCTAAATTCGTTCTGCCCTCTTGCCAAAAGTTCACGACCTTTTTTTGTCAAGATAGCATCTACTGTTATACTCGTGTTGTCTAAAAATCCCATTTTATTTTACTCCTGTGGAAATTATATAACTATTCTTTTTCAATAATAAATATAAGAAAGTCAAATTTTCCATTGTTATTTTATCTTTCTACTTTCAGTTTAACAACTTCTGAATCTTTTGTTTTTAATAATGTTGGTGCAACTTCATTAACTATTACTGGTTCTTCACCATCAATAGAATTATCTCTTGTAATCTTTATACCCTCAACAAATAATCTGTATAAAGATGAATCATACGCCATACTTTGAAATTCTGCTGGTTCAAATGATGAACTATTAGGATTGTTTATTAAAGCATCCTTTGGTGTTGCGTAGAAGAATCTTTGTATTTGATTTCGTTCTGATACTCTTGAAGCTGTAATATTTGGTTGAAGTGTTTCGGTAAATATAGTATTTGTTCCCCCGAGTGTTACACTTGCTGTTGCATATAAACTTCCAAACTCACTTTTCTTATCTATTGTATCTAATTTAACAAGTGAACGATTGTTTAAGAATCCTAATGATGAACCCGTATCAAAATGTGAGAGATTAATTTCACCATTGTAAGTTGTATATTCACCACTCGTTTCAAAATAATTATCATCAGAACCCGATACATATCTTGTTACTTTAAGTCCTTCATCAAAGTGTCCAGCGTTTTCAAAATATTTATTATCAAACTCAATATCTCTACCTATTACTTGTTTTGAACGCTCTAAAATGTTTGGTTCAATCAGTATACCGAGTGTTGAATTTGCTTTAGCTGGTAGTAATGATTCTAATGCATCAAAAATACTTGAGTCATAGAATTTTAATATTCTTAGGTAATCCCAAAAGTTATTAGTTCCCACATATCTCTTAAAGTATTCTCTTCTAATTTTACCTAACTCTTTGTAAGAATATTTTTTTTGGTCTCTTGGGTCTCCAATGTAATCATCAAAATTAAAATCTGCAATACTATAAATAATATCTTCATTTACAACATCAGTTGGTGAAAAGTAAACTCCCAATTTATTGTCATCTTTTGTGAACTTATCTATTGATGGTGTTTCCCAAAGAACTCTTTTATCATTAAATATTGTTCCTTGTTTGTAAGAATTATCAATTCTAATCTTTGTTGCGTTTCTACGACTTGGACCAACATTAGGAACTTTTAATTTTTCTTGGTCTACTAATGTTCTTGAGAAGTTTCCTGTAAACCCATCAGTGTCTACTGAATATTCTTCATATGATTTTAAATGTGCTGAACTCGTTACACCAGATGTTGCAATGTTTCTATTATCGTTTAATTCATAACGAACTAATAGTTCATCATAAGAAGATGAATAACTATTACCATTGTAAGTCTTGGGTGAACGAACGTGGTTGTCAAATATATCTGAACTCAATGGTTCTGACCATAAACGATATTCCATTAATGAACCACTAAATTGTGTTCCGAATGAATTACCATTACCACCTAAGTAAATATGTCCTGATGAAGTATATGCTGCATTTATAGTTGATGATGTCACTGCCATTGATTCGGATGTTGACCAAACAATTCTTTTTCTTGTTGAATCATATTGTTTTGCTGTCAATTCATAACTTGAAGTAAAGGTCGTAAGTTCAGATGCGTGTTCTACACCACTTGATGACTTTCTTGTCAACATAACTGACCACATATCATCGTTGTAGAATTCTTGTAAAGATGATGTAATGTAATTTACACTTCCGTCTGAACCACTAATGGTAAATCTTAAGTAACCATAGTCATCTGATGAACCATTGTCCTCAAGTGATATAGCCCAACTTCCTTCACTCCCAGCACCAGAACCTGATTTTTGTAAGATTACTTGGTCTTGTGATTTAGGACTTCTAAATCTAAATTCTACGGTGTCTGGGTATAGTCCATTGTAAGCATCCCATTTACTTTTAACATATTGTCCTGATTTAAAATCTGTAGCTCTTGTGAACTTTCTTTTAATTTCATAACTAACTCTGTTTCCGTCATCTGGTCCACCATATTCTCTTACTCGTAGTATTGAACTTGGTATTCCGTAACAACTTAATAATCCTTTTAGAGCTCTTTCTGTTCCTTTTGATTTTACAAAAAATGGTAAGTTAGCCAAAATTCTTTTCCAAATCTTTTCCGTAACTTCTTCTTGTGGTGATTCGTATAATGGTGTTCCGTCTGTATTTTTACCTAATACATATTCGGGTAAGTTTACTAAATCATTACCATTAAATAATTCTAACCCAAGTGATTTTGCATATTCTCTTGCTACATCTTTTGAGATACCTTCTGATATTTTATCTACTCTTTTATTGATGTCAGTAAATCTATTAACATATGTATATATTTCGTCAAATTGTTGTCCAACCATATCCATAAATTCTAAAAACACATTGTTTTGAGTATCAGAATAAACGTGTTCTGGTAATGAATTTCTTAATGAATTCATATTTCTTTGGTCGTAGTCCGAAGCACTTAGTATCATAGTGTTGTACCACAATGTTGAATCAACATCTCCTGAATCTAAAATGTGGTTTATTTGTTTACCAGAAGAATCAAATGATGATGACTTAGGCCAACTTGTATCGTGGAATTGTCCGTCTGATGAACTTGCATAAGATGTAGCCTCGTAATATAAGAAGTTCTCATATGGGTCAAAAGAGTTTTTCACTCTTTGTCTTTTCTTCTCAATATCTTGTATAGTTGATAATGAACTTAATACTGGTGATAAGGATGAACTATCTGATGTATATCCTTCGATTAATTGTAATTTCTTTTTAAAATTACTAAGTCTTGTTTCTGCACTTGAGAAATGAACAAAGTTTCCAAACCCCGTATCGTCTTCCTCAAAATTTAAATTTGATGTTGTCTTTTGATAATCAATATTTGGTTGAACATCTAACAAACTACCTGAAGATACAAGTCTTTCAATATCTCTGGTGTCGTCGTCATTTTCACTTAATAATCCTGTATGCGTTTGATATCCAGTTCCTTGAAAGTTGATTGGATTGTCTACTGAATTAAAGTTTGGTAGTCTTAAAAATAAACCATCATTGGGTGTTGATTCAAATGGTACCAATCTAACTCTTTCAGAATAATTTGGTAATCTTTTTTCTACTAATGTAAATTTATCACCAATCTCAACATCTGAAGATAATGGTGATTTAGTTTTAATAATTCTTTGTTTACCCTCGATACCTAACTTACTATTTGTTACCAAGTAGTATTCGTTATCAACCTTAGCATATGTTTTATATCTATTGATATTACTCTTTATATAATTTACTTTTGTATTCTTAAATTTATTTGATACTTGGTCTTCACCTTTATGTTTGTATAAATCAACTCCATCATTGTAAGATAACGAAACACGAATACGATTATAATCTAAAACTTCTTTAATAGTTGCAACATAATCTTGAGCATTTAGTTCAATGTCCTTTGGATTAATAATCTTTTCTTTTGCTTTTTTACCACCCTTTGTTGTAACTTCACTACCATTAGGTAGAAATCCCTTTTCAATTAAATCTTGTTGTAATATTTGATATCCGGTAGTATTTAACAACGAAGGATTATTTTTAATTTTTTCTGCTTGTTCTCTTTCAGTTAATGCACCACCCTTATTTCCTAACCCGTCAGCAACCATAGCTGCTTTTGTTTCTTCTGAAACATAAAATGGTTTACCCGCTTCATCTGCACCACTTGATACGTGTTGTGAAAATTCATCTCTTAATGCTTGAATACTTGCCGGTGGATTTATTGGGTCAAACCCAGCGTCTTTTATTGGGTCGGAAATTATTTTTCCGTCTTGACCTATTTCTTCCAATACTATTCCACCTGGTCCCAGAATTTCAATAACACCATCTGGTCTAACATTTGTTTGGGAATTTTTAAACATCGGTCCTTGAACAATATTACTTGGAGCTGTTTCATCATATACTACAGCTGGACCTTGTGGTGGAGCACCTTCAGTTGGTGGTTCCACTGGTAACCCACCAATAGATTGTATAGTTCTAATTGGTGCAGTTGGTGTATTTGGTTTTGGTGTAGGTAGTTGTAAAGTTGAAGCAACTGGGGTATCTGGTACAGTTTTTACCGTATTAGATGTTGAACTAACTATTGACTGAGCTTGTGTTTTTGGGCTTGTAGTCTTTGGTGAATATATTGATTGTATGTTTGACTTCACCTGAGACCTACCTGGAGTAGTTATGTTTGATGGTGATTGGGCACCACCACCGCCAGTACCAACATTTGACATCATTCTGGTTGTCGTTTGTTGTGAACTGGTTCTTTTACCCTTACCTTGTTGTGACTCTTCAGTTCCAACATCAAAGTTAGGAAACTCTCCTTTAGCTCTTGCCATACTAATTTAACCTTATTGGTTTTGTTTTATTAATCATTATCTTATATCTTGTGCTCTATCTTGTAAAGCTCCATCAGCCGCAAATTGTTCTTCTTCAGTACCATTTTGTATATACCAAATTAATTGTGAATTTGAATAATCTGGAACCTCACCATTTACATTATAATCATCAAGGAAAGTTGAATCAGTAGAATCATCTTCGGTATCATCATCTGGTAAATCTGAATTATCAAAGTCTTCTAATCCTGTTACTTTATACATACTTGGAATAACTATTTGAGCTCCTACCATATTTTGGGTAAAACCTCTATCGGTATCTGAAATTTCAAATTCCATTATGTCTGGTTTTTTTGAATCAAATTGTGCTCTACCTGTTGGTGAATATTGAATCGTTTCACCCACCTCAACAAACTCATTTCTGTATGGTTCGTATGATATCATATTGTCAAGTTCTAATATAAACTCATCTCTATCTGGTGCAATATCTGTAATGTTATATTTTTGTTCTCTAACAAAAAGTTCTTCTAAATTTGCACTATTGGTATTATCTCCTTTTGATTTGTAAAATCTTGGTTTACCTTCATCAACGATTCGTTTAACTTCTCCGGTGTAAACTATACCATTTAAGTCAACATATATTGGTCGTTCTCTACCTGCTAGTCTTCTTAAAAATTTATAAGTTACATCATACTCACCATCACGAAATCCTAAATCTCTTAGGTGTTGACCAACATTAATATCAATGTGGTTTCCTTCATCTATGAAATCAACTTCATTTAAAGCTAAAACTTTATTGACTAACAAGTTACCACCTGTGTCGTAAACGTGTAACATCAAAAAGTCGTTAGTGGCATCTCTACCAAAACTACTATATATACGAGTAGGTGATGAAAATGTGTCTCTTTCTTTTTGTGATAATCCGTATTCTTTTGCCATCTTAACTCTTTATGTTTTTATCTATAACATATGGAAATCCAAGTTTTAACCAAACTTCTTGACCTTTTAGTGTTCTGTACAAATGGTCTTCAATGATTTCATCATATCTTAATTTCTTTAAATCTTTTTTAATTTCTTTAAATCTTTTCTTACTGATGCCTCGGACATTTCTTTTTTTATTTAATCTAAATTCTTCCCAACCTTCGGCATTTTTATTTAGTTCGTTTTTTCTAACAAACTTATATCTCTTTCTTTCACTTAAAAAGAACTCTTGTAGTTTAGCATTTAGTTTTGCTGTTGATGTAGATTCGTCTAAGTCTTCACCAAATATCTCACTAACAACTTCAACAAGATAATCTCTATTGGTAAGAATTCTGTTTACAACTTCATCATCAACTGAATCTTCTTCACCAGTATCACCATCACCTGAATCATCATCTTCGAGGTCTTTAGGTTGACCATAATATTTAAATTCTGAGTCTAAGGTTCCGTTAAAAAAATATTGTGTGTTTGGTAATCTCACCTCTTGAAATTTCTCTTCAAGTGCAACTCCTGGTACATTACTTTCAAATGATACTAAGTTACCATTTTCATCTCTTGGTGTAACATTGGTGTTTACTGAACCTGATATTTCTGACTTCTTAGTAATGTCTTCTATGAAAGACTGATATTCATTTTTGTCAGCATTAATCATATTATCATATAGTTCTGATTTTTTAGCTGCGTCTGATGGTAAATAAGGCATTTTATCTCACTACTCTAAATTCATAATTGTCATCATAGAAGTTAATTTGTTCATCAGTTGTTCCACTACCACTAACGACCTTAACACAAAAACGATAATTTCTTTCTGCTTGGAATCCGTTCATTTGAACTCTGAAAAAATTACCTGTGGAATCACAACTAACTTTTGAACCACTACCAAATGGTATGATTACTTCCTCGGTATCAGCATCTCTTACTTCATAAAATATAGAACCACTTGGTAAATATTTTACACTAAGTTCTGCTGGTGATGTACCAAATGTAGTAGTAGGATATAACTCTCTACCAACCAATCTAAACTTAACAATTGAGTTTTCTTTATATTCAGTTCTTAAATTTTTAAAATAAACTTTTAGACTTTCTAAATCTGTTGAACCCAATCCTGATAAACTTCCTGTTGACCAACTTGAATCGTCCCACACTGCTTCTAATTTAGGTGGGTAGATTGTATGTGTTTCTCTACCAAAATATTTTAAATTTCCTAATCTATCTGAACTAGCTTCATCTTTTGTAGTGTCACTACCTGAATTGTATGAGAATGTAGAATCTGTTGGTGTAATGGATTGTCTCTTTATAATAAATCCATTGTTTGGATAAAGTGATGATGAATAAACAAAGTTATTAACTAAGTCCGTAACATCTGCTCTAATATCTTTTTTGTCAAAAGTTAAATCATAAGATGAACTAACTTTATATTGACCAGTTTGTGAAGTAAACCAAGAACCCCCGTCAGTCAATACTGAACCTGTAACCCAAGGTGTTGATTGTTCTTCATCACGATAACGATAACTAGCTCCGTCTCTCGTAACTGGTGTGTGGTCAAGTTTACCTGTTCCCTGTTTCCAACTACCACTAATCATATATACGAAAATACTTTGTTCTGCTTCAACTTCTTCTGAAGTTGCATCAAATAAATTTAAATAATATTTTGTAGTAGAGGGAATCTTTCCGTCTTGTATTGATTGTGATATGTAAGATAAGTCAAAGTCAATCAATACTCTTGATATGTTTTGAACATTTCCATTATCACTTACAACTTTATTAATTTCTAATATTTCATCTAAACCTGTATTGATAGAACTGGTTGTTCCACCTGAATAAATTGTTGTGTCTCTTTTTCCAAATTCAAAATAATGCATTATCTATCTCCTACCACACTGCCCTCAATGTCTGTATTAGGGAATTTAAGTTCAAATATACTTGGGTCTAATGAAGGATATATAATTCCATCTTTAGATGCAGAATTTATATCATAAACATTACCACTATACCCGTTTGCAACTAAGTGTTTATTTTCTATTAAAATTAAATCTTTATTAGGATTATTGGTTTCTGGTGGAACTAATGATACCACCCCATCCACTAATGAAATCTGATATGCTAAATCACTCAATACAATTGGTTGATTAATTTGCCATTTATCAGTAGAGAAAAATTGTTTTACCTTTTGTATTGCTCTAAACAATACATCATTTTTGTTAAATCCTCTCTTAACAATAATGTTAAACTTTACCCCCACATTAATAATGTATGCATCTTTAAGATTAATAGCATCCGTTAATACTCTATATTGTGATAAGTAAAGTTTTAAATTTTCTTTTACAGCTGTATTGAGTCTTACTAATTTTTTATTTGAGTCATATCCTAATAAATACATATTTAAAGCAAATGGATTTATGTTGTCAGCGTTTCTGTTGACTTTTTGTGCTACTCCGTCAATAACTTGTAATTGACCAGACTCTTCTAATTGTTCATCTTGAACAACAAATGCTTTTGATATATTACCATATTTTTGTGGTAATGAATAAACTCTTGTAACGTAGTCTGCTCTGGTTACGGCTCTGTTCTGTGCATTAAAGTATGCTGCAGCGTTTTCTCTTATTTGAGATATAGTTTCCATAGAAGAACCACCTGTTGCTGGTGATTCATTAGTTACTGATAATGAAGTCTCTGATACAGCTCTTAAGGTAGCGTTTAAATTTTCAGTTGATATCGTGTAAGACTTTCTTGAAAATGAATTGATAGTTCTTGAACCAACATTATGGTCTATGGTACCACCGTGACTATAAACTACCGTCAATGTAGTGTTACTTGGTGCTAGTCCGAATGTTTCTGTTTTCATAAAATTAGTTGGGTCAAATGATTCGTCTAATCTGGATACACCTTGTCCTAATCTTGAACCCACATTATCTGGATTTGGTATTATTTCTTCATCTGCATTATCACTAATACCTGAACCAAATCTTACTTCTGTTTTATTGTCTTCTCTAACATAAGTTGTAAATCTTCTTGATGTCTTGATTAACTTTAATAAGTAAGGTGTGTCGTTTTGATATGTTGATAAACTCGGGTCATTAAGACTTGTATTTTCCATAGAATCAAATACAGTATCTTGAGCTAAGAATGGAACTTGATACCAAGTATTTCCATCACTATCCGTTACTGATATAATTTCTGTAATCTTATCATTGGATAAAACTATTTTATCAAACTCTTTAGCATTTGTAAATGAAAATGATTCTGATTCTCTTTTACCAGAAACAGCTAATCCTTTTTTAGTAAGTCTGTAATTAGTTGGACTTGTTCCAGAAGATGGTTGTAATATTTCAACACCCATCATATCTAATGAACCTGAGACTTTAAAGTTAATGTCATCTAATAAAGTAAATGTAGTTCCGTTAGAAGCTTCTACAGTTGTTCCACCACTTAAAACTCCAGCGTAATCTAAGTCTGGTTGAAATACATTACCACCTATATCTTTTGATGGTACTTCAACACTAAATGTTAATTCTACGGTAGCAGGAGTTGCCAACTTTGGTGTATAACCATATGATTGTGCAATCGCTAATACATTTTTTCTTTCTTCAGCAAATTGTAGAAGTGTTTCTCTAAATTGATTATCTACATAATAATTTAATACATCACCTACATAAGATGCCATTTCAACAAACATCATACCTGGTGATGCTTCATTGAAATCATTGTATTGGTTTGGGAAATAGTTTTTCGCAAACTCTATTAAGTTTTCTCTAATATCTGTAAAGTCTCTACCGAGATAATTTACTTCTTTTTTTACTATTTTTTTATTTGTCCCAAAGTCTGACATTTTTATTCTCCAATTCTAAAGTCAAAGTTTAATATTTCAATTGTGTCTGGATTAAGCGGTACTGAATATTCTACTTGAACATTTAGTTGATTCCCATCTTGTGTTGTGAAAACACCATTAATGTTAATGTAAGATAAAAATCTACTAACCGATTCATTTATTGCTTCCTCTACTCTTTCGGGAATATTTTCACCTTGTTCAAACACTATACTTTTTAATTGACTACCGAAGTCTGGTTGCATAATCCTTTCTCCTGGTGTTGTCAATAATAAGTTTCTTAGGTTGTGTCTTGACTGTTCTAATACTGTCTTCGTTTTACGAAAGAACCCCTGAGTATCGGTATAGTCCATTGGAAATCCTATTCCAACATTCTTATCTTCGTTTCTATCTATTTCTCTTACACTTCTTGCCATTGTTTACCTTTATGGTCTGAAACCACCTTCACCTGATTTCTTTTTATTAATTGCTTTCATCAATCCAGAATAATCACGAGTTAGTGCATTTTGAACTTCATCAGGAACTGCATCTACTGAAACACCTGCTTTCTTGATTGTGTCAACTGCTCCCATTTCTCTCGCTCTTTCTTTATTCTGTCCCATACCTAAATCTCCATAACCCAATACATCTGCCATATTATCACTTCCTAATACTCCACCTCCTAATGTAGGATATTCATCTGTTTGTGATGAACCCAATGGTTTTGTATTGTTCAATACTTCATTTAACACTTTGTTTTTTGTGTATTGTTTTTTAGGTTGTTTCTTGACTACCTTTTTAGGTGTAGGTTTAGAAATCGCTTCTGATAGTTTGATTTCTTTATCTTCATTAATAAATATCTCGCTTAATTGTTTTTTGATTTCTTTACGAACAATTAATTCAATTATATTTTTTAATTTATTTTTGTTCATTTTTGCTCCTATTTTGTTAAATTTAAAATCTTTCCGTATGATTTCATTAGTTCCAAATCATTTTCACCTGTTGAGGTTTCTGATAAGTAATTTTCTATCTGAGTAAACGCTCCATTTTCTCTTGCCTTAATTATATCCTTTTCTTTAAGTTTAGAACTTTTAAACATTGACAAAGTATCTTCTCCACCTGGTATCGATTGAAGTATATCTGATGGTACACTTTCCAATGTATTTAAAATAGCAGTTCTATCATTACTTTCAAGAGCGTTATTTATAAGTTGTGCGTTTTCTAAAAGTGGTGCATTATCACTAACCACCTTTTCTAATTTTTTTATATTTCCATCAATATCCTCAGAAAAAGTTTGTATGTTTCCGATTGTATTTTTAATTCCAGCCGGTATCGGTAATGACGCTGCAATTTCTTCTGGTGTCTTTGTAGTAAGTATTTCCTTTTCTAAAAATTCTAAATTTAATGTAGCTTCTATAAAGTTTTTTGCTCCTTCCAAACCTTTAACAATATCTTTTACTCCAGAGGGTAATGTTGCTGGATTAGATAATTTAGGAACTCCTAAAGTTAGTGCTTGAAATAATTTTTGTATTCCCATAGTTTGTTTTAAAAATCCAGACATATTTAACTCTGGAAATGGAATACCTTCTTTTGTTGCGTTTATAATTTTTCCACTTTCTTCACTAATATCATTTACGATTGTTTTAGCTTTAACTTCTACGCCACCACCATCGTTCGCTATCTGTATTCTTTCCCCTTTAATACGAACTGACTTTTTAGCAAATATTGCAATATCATCTTCTGATGCTGTTATTAATACTCTACCGGAATTTGCCCATAATGTTGGACCTTCCCAATCTAAGTCTAAATATGGTTTGTCTTCTCTCCCCTTACCACGAAGTAAGTATCTTGATACCTTTCCAGAAGTTTTGTCATAATTCATTTCAAGTAAATCACTCTTTTGTTGAGAATTTTTTAGTGTTAAAGAATTCTCCATATCAATATATGTTTCTTGATTTGATAACTTGATATAACTTTTTTCTGAACCAAATCCTTCTTGTTCTTTTGCACCTAATTGAATATAATTATCATACCTACCTTGTATTAATGTTTGTCCTTCTAAGTTAGATTGTAACAACTGATTACTTACTGATATATTTGGTTTAAATACATTACCATAGGGTCTTGACTTTACATCAGAACGCGTTTCATTATTGGTCTTGTTATCAAGAAGTGTTGGTGTACTTTGACCTACGCTCTGATAATTAACCGACATATTACTATCACTTAATCTTGAAATATAATAATGTTCTTTTTTAAATCTAAATCCTAACCACAACTCTCCAATCAATGGTGGTTGTGTAATGTTAGAAGTTGCAGGTAAAAAAGAAACTAATTCATTAACACTTTCTCTCTGATTAGAAAACACATATCTACCCTTTACTTTCGGTGTTTCTAATTCTATGACTTCAAATACTTCTAAGTTTGCGGTTGTATTCGGGTCAACCGATTCCACATATACTTGCTTTAATATACGGCTGAGTTCTGTTTTTGTTACGAACCCGTCTCCTGAAACAAACACATTTTGTAGTGATTGTTTAGCTTTCTTAGGCATTAGTTTTCCTTACTGATTGAATTTTCTATTTCGTCTTTTTTGATTTGTAACTCTTGAACATCTGTTTCTATTGCGTCCATAAGTTGATTTTTTTCTGCTTCTGTTAAACCGAACTCATCTCCTGAATCTGATGCTCTTTTTTCTGCTGCTGTAATTCTTTGAACGATTGTTGCCAACTTAACAAGTTGTTCGTCGTTCTTAACATTGATTTCCAAATACTCTTTCAACATAGGAATAATCTGAACGGCCGTATCTCCGTCCTTAATAAATCCGACCACCTCTTTCATTAGAACTTCTAATTGCTTTTTATTGGTGTGGGAATTATCGTATATGTCCTTAAAGACATCTGATAGGGTTTTACCCTTGAATATTTCGTAATCGTTTGACATAAAATTTACCTAACAATAAATATAGAGATGTCAAAAAAATGGGATATATATTTATATATTGATTAATTTTTTTGATTTTAACATATAGTTATTATACGAGTCGGACAAAACCCGACTTTTATTCATTAATAGGGGGAAACTAAATGAAAGACACAATCAAAATGATTATGGAAGGCGTATCTGGTATTAAAGAGATGTTACTTCACATAATCGGCTTAGGTGTTCTCGTGCAATTAGTATTTGTAGGGGGATTCTTAGGTATTGATATTGTTAGTAATTTGATTAACTTAGTGAACTTATTCGGTAATGCCGGATTTGCTGGGTTTATATCACTTATCGTGATACTCGGATTACTTAACAAATAAAGGTGGAATTAACGGGCGGTAGAAATATCGCCCGTTGTTACGCTATAATATATCCCAACTTCCAGTATATTTAGTTTCTATACTTCCAGTCGCAAGATAACTTCTTTGTAAATTAAAGTGATGTTTTTTCAAAACATTTATTACACGAGTAATGTGTTGAGTGTTACTACCGGTCATTTCTCTAATCAAAATATACAAAGCTTTCTTATTGAAGTTCTCAATATTTTGTCTTTGTTCCATAAGATACAATACTGAATTAGCAACATCAATATCTTGTTTTCTTTTAAACACGGTAGTTAGATTATTGGTCCAGTAGTCTACGAATAAATCCATATATTCTTTCTGTCCTTCCAATACATCTTTTCTATTGGTCTCACCCAAAGCATCTCTTTTGTAATCAGTTACTGATTCATCATCAGTTTGTTTGAGTTTTTTGTAATTGTTATTGTTGTGTAGAATTAAATAGTTCTTAGCAACGATACTGAAATAACTAAATGCTTTTCCTTTACCCTCGGCAAACTTATGCATATTCATATACAAGAAACTTACTACCTCGTGAATAACATCTGTACTCGGAACATCAAAGTAATAAAATTTAAATGTATGAATTATATTTTCTGCCAACTTCTCAAAAGGTTGTCTAATATGTTCATTGTAAATTCGTTCCCTCATATGTGGACGAGTTTCTTTATTGTGTCTAATGATTGCGTCTTCTGTTCCTTGGTGAAAGTAATATCTTGGTGAACCCTTTGCTGCTTTTCTTGGCATTATAACTCCGTTTCTGTTATTTCGTTTAATTCATCTATTGCTTCTTTGATTGCTTTAAAAGTCACACCTATCTCATCATCTGCTTCAAATGTTCCTTTGTTATCAATCTCTTTTAATGCTCGTTGTGTTTCTTGTATTCTTTGTGCGTAATCCTCAATCCAAGTTTCAAGTCTTTCTACTTTTCTCGTTAAATTAAAAGTGGTCCAACTTAATACTATGATGAATATACTGAGTAATATGTATCCTATCATTTTTTCTCTCCGAATAGTTCGTTAAATATATCTTTAGCGTCTGTTGACTTGGTGAACTTTTCTTTTATTTCCGTGTCAACTGCATCTTTAATTTTATTTACTGACTTCTGAACCTTAGCAGATTCTTTCTTGTCTTCTCTGTGCCACTCATCATATTCGGTGTGTGTAGCCATCATATCTGCCTGGTGTATAATGTAAGCGATATTACTTTTTAATCTCCAAGCCGGATTATATCCTTTTAGATATTTTTCATTAGCGTCTTCATAAAGTCCGTCAGCTAATTTCAATCCAAGGTATTCAAACTCAGACATTTCTATTCCGTAATGTTGTAGAATAAACAATGCTCTATCCGTAACATTCATATAAGATGAAAGATTTTCATTGTGAGTATATATTTCTCCCATATTCTTTACTCTCCAATCATTGTCTTGTGGAATGTAATAATCATTACCCTCTAAGTCACCTACTTTACCTAAGTCGTGATGTAGAGCTGCAAAGATTAATTCTTCATCTGTAAAATTAATCATAGCTCCATTTGACACCCAGACATCTTTAATTTGTTTTGACATATTGATAACGTGTAATATATGTTCTACATATCCACCCACCATAGCATTGTGAAATGCTTTCTTAGCACTAGCTGGTGCTACTATCATTCTGTCTTCAAAATCATCATACATCTTGTTGAGCTTTTCTAATCTTTCTCCACTAAATGTATTGTTGATAATTGTTCTTAAGTCCGTCCAATTATCTGTAATTTGTTGTTCTGTTAATTGTTTCATTTTTCAATAACCTCGTATCTATTTTTTGTTAATCTTATATCCTTTTCATTTCTTAATCTATTTCTATATGAATTAAATGCTACTCGTATACCCCAACCAAGCTCATCAGTAATGTCTCGTTTGGTAACTGACTTTTTATCTCTGATAAATTTTAGTATTTGTTTATATGAATCAGTTTCTTTACTTTGGTGTAAATTGTCAATAGTAGTTTGAAACATATCGTTAATTTTTACAATCTGCTTATCCCATTTACTATCTTCAAATCTTTGTAATGATTTTTCAGAATGTTCATTTCTAAAGTTTTTGTCATCTAATGTTTTATTTATTAACTCTAAAAACTCATCTGAATCTTTATAATATATTCCAGCTTTATCTGCTAATTCGTGATAACTTCCGTCATCTGAAAACATATAAGGAACTCCAACTGACATTCCGTCTGTAGCAGATATCGCCCAACCTTCATATTTTTGTTTACAACAAACACCAACTTTGCAAGAAGACAACTTAGAAAAATAACCATATCTATCATACTTGTCAATCGTCATATAATCCTTTTCTTTCTTATCTGCCAATGGAACCCACACTTCAAAGTCTTGTCGTTGTTCCCAAAGTTTATCCATTTGTTTTAAGAACCAAGGATAATTCTTATATGTGTGTGGTCTGTGATTGTAAACAATTATATTTTTATCTGTTGTTTGTTTTTCATAGTTTGGTGTTTCCCAACCAAGATAATGTGGTTCAAGGATTTCATCTAATTGTTTAACAACATCATCATTAAAATGTTCCCTTGCATTTTTTAATACAAGTTGTTTTTGTGCTTCTGTATTGATACCACATTTCTCTTGTTGTAATAAACCAATAATGTTAAATGCTAAACCAACTTGATATTCGTAGTTTGTTATTTCTTTAAACTCGGTCCAATGAGTATAACCGACTATCGTTGGTGAAATATTGGTTGTGTTGAAAAGTAGATTCTTCAGTTGGCCTGTGTGTTCTGGTAAATGACTATACACGATATCATAATCATTACGAGTCCAATCAATCGCTGACATAACTTCTTTGAATGGAAAAGACATTCTCATTGAATTAGGATATGTAAGTTGTGGAACTATTAATTGTTCTGTATTGTCAAATTGTAAACTTGATATTAACTCGGGCGATATAATTGTCCAATGTAAATCATTTCTGATTTTATTCATTTCTTTAATTACATTACCCAACACAACTACATAACTATCTTTCTCCAAATCTTTTTGGAAAGTTATATTTGGATATACGAGTATTCTATACTTGTATTCCTTGTCATCTGATGTGAATCTACTTAATGACATTATTTGTCCTTTTTAGGTAAAGTAATACCTTCATCTTTTAACCAAGTTTTTCCTCTTACTGAAGAATCCCAAAAGTTGTGATGACCAATACCAACACTTGCGTGTTCACCAGGTAGTCTTCTAAAGTGTACATTGATTTCTGAAATCAACTTTCCTTTTTTGTCATAAACTTCATTTCTTGAAGCACCAATTAACTTGTCTGCATTTAACCTACCTTTTGGTTCGTTGTCCCACATTGTCCAAGCGTAGATGTTTTTACCATACATAAGAAAAGTAAAGTCTGTAATTGGTAATCCCTTTTCATTAGCTTCAAGCCAAACATTCATTAACATCTCAATGTTAAATGCTTCAACCGAACAAACAACTGCTCTTGAAGTGTTAGACTCTAAAGCCTCAACAATTCTCTTCGCCTCAGCTGCCCAACCTTTTGAACTCCACTTGATTGGAACGGTTTTGTTCTTAGCGTGTTGTTTTTGTTCTTTCGCTAATGCTTTAATTTTTTTTCTATCTTTTAATGACTTCACACCAACCGATTCTAAATACTTGTCAATGTCAGGGTGAGTAAGTGGAATTTTTTTCACACGAGACATCTCACCTACAATGTCAACAAACTCCATAGTTCCTGTTGGGTTGGTTGGTTTTTTTGGAATAGGATTGTCAGCCGCAGCCAATTGTTGGATTTCAAGTTCTCCAAAATCATTTGTTCTAAAGTCTGGAAGAAATAAACCTCCAAGTCTTGAAGCACCACCAGATTCAGCACCTTTCTTTCGGTGATTACCAGCGATGTTTAGTTGTCCCACTAATGAATTACCATTGTCATCAACTAAGATGTTTGGTTTTAGATTCATAACTAAAATTGGGTCGATATCACTTGTGTCTCCGTGATTTAAAGAAACATCAGAAGCAACACTATTAATAACCTTTTCGTCTTCTTGACGATTTGGTAACTGATAAGGAATTAACTCCATAACTTCTTTCCAAGTTAAAGTTCTATATTCAAATCCATTGTAAAATCCTTCTCGACTTTCAATTGGTAAAGACATAAAGTAGTTTGAAGCTTCTTTAATGTCTGAATTAAGTTTGATGATGTCATCAATCTGACTTTCAAGAATTTCTTTAAATCCATTATTACCATTGTAGTAAATTTCTGATTGGGTTGCTCCAATACTCATTAGTTGATACGACTCTGAATAATCAGCCATATCATACTCTTTATGAAACTCTAAAATTTCAAACTTCCATTCCATCAAAGGATTGGAACTATCAGCGTTCCACTCTTCGGTGTCACAAGAACCATAGTAACTTCCGTCTTTGTATCCAAGTTTTCCTTTACTTCCTAAACCAAGATAGTAAACTGGTTTTAGTTTAGATTCATCTGTAACGCCTTCATTTAATTTTAAATTTGTTAAATTTGTCCAAAGGTAGACATAACCACCTTCTTTTTCATTATACCAATCGGGTGGCATTAAGTTTGAAGTTTCCTTTACATTCTTAATTTCTTCTACTTTAAATTTAAGTACTTTCATCTTCGTCTGCTTTAATTGTTTTCGTTCTTTCATTCTTTTTACTTGTCTACTCATTTCTATCTACCTACCTCCTGTAAGTATTGTTGTTTGGCTTCTTCCCAAGTCATACCGATTATCTTAGAATAAAATAATGAATCTGGTTTGATTCTATTGTCGTCAAATAACTTAGTATATCTTCTTATAGCTTTAGGTTTCCACCAGTTGTTAATATAATCTGTATCTTGTTGATACTTTGGTTTCATAATTAAATCTTTTTCTTTTATTTCACTTCTTAAAAATTCTTTTCCGTTTTCATAAATGTTTGCAAAATAAACACCTCGTTTAAATCCGTGTTCATAATTTTTTGGTTTGATTTCTAAGTGTCTGAATATTCTATTGATAACATTTTGTTTAGGACCAGTGTTGGTTACGGCCTTAAGATGTTCTTCTGGATGATTTTCTTTCAACCATTGATTCCAAATCAAGTAAACACTATCGTCCGGCTTAATTAAAATCTTTCCATTAGATTCTCCTAATGTTTTCCATAAAGGTATTCCGTTGTATTGAGAATGAATACCATATAAAGATGTAGTTGTGATACCAACTAATAAATCATCATAATCTTTTTTCCATTGTTCTCTAACATTAGATGATGTTGTCATAGAAGCTATTAACTTACCACCCAACATATTAAATCCAAGTGGTTGAACACAAACAATAGTTGATGCAATAGCTGTATTGTTTAGTTTATGTTCTTCAAATTTGTTTTCTTTCTTCCAACCTAAAAAGTCATCACGAACTTTTATACTTGTGACATCACTACCTAATGATACCAACCCAAGTATTTTATCTGTTGTTCTATCTTTGACATAATACTTTTGGTTACGGCCTGGATTAGCATTCCAATCCATTGTATGAATTAGTTTTCTAACTAATGTCCACTCAGTAGCATTTTCTGTATATTCTATAATTGGGTCTAAGTTTTCTATTTCTTTAATAGTTTGTTCTTTATTGTATATGTCTGTTGGTGTCCATAGTCTACTTTTTATTACATCTATTTGAGTGGCTTGTTTCTGAGATTTGTTTATATCTTTATTGAACTCTTGCCACTTTTTATATAATGTGGATTCTTCAACTGACATATGTTTTAAGTATTCTAAATTATCAATGAACTTTTGTTTGTTTAGTTCAAAGTCAAAATCTGATACTCCTGTGAATTTTTCAAAACTCATCTATAACCTTTTTATTTTAAATCTCATATAACCTTAATATACAACATTTTTGTTCCGTTGTCAAGAACTTTTTTTAATTTGATATAAATTTTATATCCTCATTTAAATTTGCTTTCTTGATTTTAGCATCTGTAAATTTATATGGTTTTACTCCTGGCGATTCCAATATATCAATACGATTTACAAATCGTTTATTCATTGTATCTTTAACTTGATATACTCCGTTCTTTCCATTGGTTCCAGTCAATACGATAAAGTCACCATAGTCTAACCAACCACCCCAACGCTTTAATAAATTA